TCCAGATGCAGTAGAAGTTCAAGAGAGTATGTCACTGTGTATCTTAGTAAGAATACAGAAGCCTGATGGTTCAGAAACTCATTCAGATATCATAGCAGATAACTCTCACCTTCTTACAGATGATAATCTAGATGACTTAATAAATTCTACATTCTATAAGTTAATGTTTACTAGATGTAATGAACATGTGTGGTTACCAGAATATAAATTCATTCAAATGTTTGAGCCTCTTATTCCTCCAAGAAAAAAGATAAATAAACTTACAGATAATACTTGACAAGAGTGAAATTATATGGTATAATATATGTATAAGGTGGTAGTTACTACTACTTATTATAGTACTGAAGAGATAGGTAATAAAACATAATAGACATTTTAATTCTCCAATGATAATACAATCCCAGCCTATCTCTTCTTTACTTTTTTTATAATTAAACAGGTAAAAACTATTATTAGATACTATTTATAGTAACATTAGAACATTACAACAACCCCTCAGTATTGAGTTGGTTACACTACACAGGAAGGATCCCCGCTATGGCTAACAAGAAAAGAATGAATTATGCATCGTGTTTGAAGCGACTCACAGTAGCCGCAAGAGACAGGAATATCTCAGACTACCTATGGGAAACCCTATGCTTGTACGTCGTCCACTTCGAAGAGAACCCAGACATTCTGAATGATTTAAAATTAGGTGATATGTTGAAGGTAGCCCAACTCTGTCGTGACTTCGCAGAGATGGAGACAGCCAAGGTTGAACAGGACAGACATAACGACTTTGCCAAAAGGCTTGAAGAGTTACATAAAAAAAAAGTATCCTAGACTAGTGGATCAGCCAGTGCAGACAGCGTGACAGACAGGACAGACATATAGACAGATGGACAAACAAGAACACGAGGACAGGCAGACAGTAAGACAACCAGACATACAGACAAAAAAGAAAATCTCCTTATTTCACCCCAGTAGAACCTGAATTTCTCTGGGGTTTTTTGTTTTGCCCCCTATCAGCAGCCCAAAAATAAATGAAAAAACTTTGCCTTTTTAGTTGCGGAACCCTAAATAATGTGTTATAATAATAGAGTAGGGTAAAGAAATTCTTCGTTGTCCTCCAAAAAAAAATGAAAAAACTTTGCTTTTTTACTTGACGAACCCTCAAAATTATGTTATAATAATAGAGTAGGGTAAAGAAATTCTCAAAAAAACTTTCATTTATTTTGGTAGATAATGTGCTTTTGGGATTTCTATAGACTATTTACTATGTAAGCAACGAGGGATTGTGGCTTACGCATTTTACTAAAATTACAAGGAGAAATAAAATGACTAATAAATCTAACACAAAAAACAACACACTACTACGCCAGTGGGTAATGGACTTTTCACATTGGACTGGCTACGAAGAAGGCTACCACGGCAGCAACTACAACCATCACTGGAGTGACTTCAGGGACTTGGATGAGGATGAGATCAAGACTATCTTGGTGGCTGCTTACAAGGGTGAACTTGATGTCTCCTTTGATGGTGAGAGATTAGAAATCCACACGGCTGAAACATCACGGCATCGTGAAGGGATCTTCTGCGACTTGCTAAACTATGATGCCTATGCTAATGACGAGTTGGAATTTGATGTTGACGACACTATCAACTCATTGTTTGAGAAGAGCAAGCGACACGAAGAGGTTGACTTCTTGCTTGCGGCAAACGAATAGTGTGATGGGATTGGCTGCCCCTAAAGCAGCCTCGTATTTTTGACGGCACCATCATGCCGAGAACACATAAAAAAATATGAAAATAGTTGTAGAAAGTGCTTGACTTTCTATGAAAAATGTGTTATAATAATAGAGTAGGGTAAGGGATTGCTCTACAGATTTCCAATAATCATTTACAAAAGGAGAATTATCATGGGAACATACGGATACTACGAAGCGAACATAACATTCGCAAACAAAGCATTAGCAGAGATTTTCTTTCTCGGCTGGGACAACGACTTCTGGGAAGTAACAAGAGAGAGCGATACAGAGTTCTTCCTTACTGGTGACGGCAAGATGTTTGACTTTACTGGTGACGATCCAGAGAAGCCATCGTTCTACCAGAACCTATGCTTGGTGAGTTCATTATCACCACATCCTTGGAAGTTCTGGAAGTATGCTATGGTGAAGTCATACTCATACGAATACACACAAGAAGACTTAGACGTGGACGATGTGATAGCAAGAGTGCTGAAGAAATTATCACCAGCAACAAAGAAGATCATACAGGAATTTCACAACACTGAGGATGAGGTATGTATAGATTTGCTTACTGAGTTCATTGACTGTAAAGAGATTGGTATCTGGGGCTTCTTCCAGAACGAACACATCGGTGACTACTGTAATCCATGGGGATACCAGATAGAACTCCTTGATGGTGAATTACCAACGACACCTGATAAAGCAGCCAAGTGGGATACAATGTCTTGGGATCATCACTGGGACTATCAAGAATTAGAGGCTGACTACGAAGCCTACCTGATGGAGTTGCTCCCGCAACAAACAAGTGTGAATGCCTTTGACGGTAACCATCACACTGCCTAACGATACTGGTGTCGCCTCTACCATAAAAGGGGCATCGTCTCATTATGCCGAGACACTATAAAATAAATTTACATCTAAACAATAAGGAGATCCAGATGAAAAAATACATAGCAACAATAGCAGTAACAGCAACAGCAGAGGTAGAGGTAACACTATCTCCAGAAGAACAAGTGGAGTATAACAACCTCACAGATGAGTGGGAGAAGAATGACTACATCCTAGATCGTTCAACAATCAAGCCAAACGATATTGATTACAGTGATGGACTTGAAGTAGTTTTCTTTGAAGAAAGTTAGCAATAACACTTGACAAGCCTGTCAGAACATGTTATATTATAAGAGTGGGGTAGAGATACTCCGCTCATTTTTACATTTACAAATAAGGAGAACAAATGAAAAATAACAATATAGCAAGCATCGTTCCACTATGGGACTTGGAAAGTTATGAGGATGTGCAGGACTTGCTCATCGTTGAGTATGATGAAGAGGAGTTCATAGAGCATGAGGATAATGAAGATAAGTTATCGTTGTACGAAAGGATGGCAGAGGGTGAAAGGTTCAAGTATGCTTATCGTCCCATCAGTGATGATGTCTCTCATTGCTGCAAGAGAACATGGAGCATAGCCCGTCTCCTCCAACACGCCAAGGACACTGGACTAGAACCAGACTGGGAAGTCTAACCACTACCGAGGGGAGGATGTAATGTCCTCCCTTCATTTGTATCTGATCCACTGAGACTAGAGTCATGATCACTACCATCCCACAGAAATAAATTAGATAACGATAGAGGCTTACCAGTAGGGGTAGAACGCACAGTAGAGTTATAGTAGTACCATCGCATAGGATATACATTACAAGAGGCTACAGTAGTATAGGGGGGCCACCATACACCATAGTAGTAATAGGGTACCATAGGGAGCCAAAAAATACGCAGCCCAAATTTTACAATCACCTATCTACCATACTACTTATGGTAATAAAATAATATTAACAAAGGAGAACGTTATATGACTTTAGACTTCGATACGTTTGTAAGACTACTGACGATCTATAATAAAGAAAAAAAGAAATTAGATTACTTTGACCCATTCCCCGCACAAGAATACATGATGAATGTGTTAAAGAATTACGACAAGGTTATTGTTTTGAAGGCACGACAACTAGGAATCAGCACCCTCATAAGGTCTTGGTTCTTTTATCAGTCTTACTATGATGTGGAACCCCGTTCTTACGGTGTGATTGCACACACAAAGGACGCCTCTGTAAACATTGCTAGTATGGATAAGACCTTTCACGGTAACTTGCCACTACAAATGCAAAAAAATATTTTTAAAAATAATGTTTCTGAGATGGTGTTTGAAGATTCAAAAGCATCCCTCCGTTCATTCACAGCATCATCCAAGGGTGGTACCAGATCATTCCAACTTGATGGTGTTCACCTTTCTGAATTTGCTTTCTATGAAGACCAAGATGAATTCCTTTCTACTATGATGGCTACTATTGGTGCAAACCAAATCATTATCGAATCCACACCCAATGAGATGGGTGACAAGTTCTATAAACTTATTATGGAAAACCTTGCTGCTGAAGATCCAGAGTGGAAGGTTGTATTCTTTCCTTGGTATATGCACCCCAACTACAAGACCAGAGTTCCTCCCACGTTTGAATTACGTAAGGAAGAAGAAATTATTAAAGACGAACACGATCTCACAGATGAACAGATATACTGGAGACGTAAGCAGATTGCAACTCTAGGTAAAGATAAATTTTATCGTGAATACCCTGCTACTGTACAAGAGGCATTTCGTTCATCAGGGACGCCTTATTTCAGCCCTGAGAGCCTTGAAGCGATAGAGCCTATGCCTAACCCTAGGGGAGACCTTAAGACGTATTCTAACGTGGATTTCAACCATGATTACGTTATGGGTGTTGATGTCTCTGCAGGTGTTGGAAAAGACTACAATGCTTTCTCCATAGTGGATTGTCAAACACGTCAGGTGGTTTGTCAATATTGGAGCAACAGAGTAACACCAGTAAAGTTTGCAGAAATTATTTGGGCTGAAGGCTTGAAGTGGAATAACGCAAAGGTTATAGTAGAAGCAAACAATGTAGGTCAAGTTGTGCTATGGAAACTCAAGGAGTGGCGTTACCCTAAACTATGGAAAAATAAAAAAGGTAAATTCTTTTATACGAACAACCATACAAGACCTGTACTATTTGAGAATTTAAAAGACTATATAGAGGACGAACTACTATTTAGTTTAAATATAGAAGTTATCAAACAACTAGAGATGATTCAATATGACAAAGGAAAGCCTGTGCACCCACGTAACGGTCACGATGATATCGTGATAAGTCTAGCGTTAGCATACTATGTAATTAAGGATTTACCTTTTGAATACGAAACATCTATTGGTAACATGTATTTGGAAGAGTGGAAGAAAGTTAAAAAAACTAAAATGTCTAAAAGAAGTCTGCCGTGGAATGTCCGTGGCGGAGATGGTAAAGGAGGTTACAAATGAAAGAATACGACATAACATACTTGTGTGATGAACACGATGGTTTCTGGGACAGTCAACGTGCTGAATTAGAACGATACAAGAATGTATACGAATGTAGGTTTTGGGAAGATGGATCCTACGGAATGCTTTACGGTGGTAACAACAGCCAAATGTCTATCCAGACATCTGAAGGTTATGGTTATATCGAATCATTCATTGCAAGTTTATTTGCAAAAAATCCCGCCGTGGTTCTTAAGAAAGGTCTTAAGAACAAAGGTGACCAACAAAAAGCACAAGAGGTTGCTAATAATTTCTTGCTGCAATGCCGTCAAGAGATTGAGAACTCTGCTCGTCTAGCATTGATCTACCCTATGGCGTTTATGAAACTCGTTCCTCAACCTGAGGGAGACATCTATAACAGAGTTGTTCCAGTGTCTGTTGCACCGTGGGATATAATTCTTGATCGTGATGCTCCTCGTTTTGACAAACAAAGATTTATTGGACACAAGTATCAAATGCCTATCGATGAAGCAAAAAATAAATTTGGTGCAAAGAAGTTCACGGCTGAGTCCAAAGAACATTATTTTAAAGTTGGCTATGGTATTGATCCTGAGTATGGTGATGGACCAGACGCCTCTGCTCATTCTGAGTTCTCTCAATATGTTTCTATTGTTGAGATGTATGACCTTGTGAATGATGAACTTATTTTTTATTGCCCGCATATCCAAAGAGAGAATAAAGTATTACAACGAACAAAGTTTATTCCCTTCAGAGATTCTACTGGTAAGCCTGTTGTACCTATTGTTTCACTATACTTCAACAGAATTCCTAGTCAGCCCTTGTTGGGTTACTCTGCGATGAAACGTGTTTACGATCAACTCTATGAAGTTAACACTATCCGTTCATTCATGGCTAACTCTATACGTAAGGCATCCAGACAATACCTAGTCAAAGCAGGTGTACTTGATGAAGAATCTATGGCTCAACTTACATCGGGAATAGATGGTTTGTTTGTGGAGACTGAAGAAGAAGATTTAGATGGAGCAATAAGAGCCATACCACACAACCCTATGCCCACCGAACTTGCCGTATATCATAACGAAGTTAAAAAAGATTTGAATAACGGATCAATCCTTGCACCTTTCACACGTGGTGAAAGCATGGGTTCTAGAACAACAGCATCAGAAATTACTGCCTTGGCTGCCTACTCATCATCTGAATTAGGTAGACTTGCCCGTGAGCGTGATGCTATGATTGAAGAGGTTGCTCTCAAGTATCTTGCAATCACTGCTACTCTTATGGAAGGAGAAACACCTCAGGTTCTTAACATTGGTGTAGATACATTCATTGTAACAGAAGATGACCTACGTGGTGACTTCTCTGCGTTCGCAAGCGATCAAGGCTCAACGCCTTTGTCAGAGACTGTTGCTAAACGACAACTACTAGAGAACTTGCCAACACTACTTAACTTGGGTGTGCCTAGACAAATGCTTTTGAAAGAAGTTGTTCGCACACTGAATTTACCAGAGGACTTTGCAGAAGGTGCACTCAAAGCCGCAGAGGATGCCGCTAAGGCTCCTGAAGGAAGAGTGTCGCCTATTGATGCCCCACCAACATTAGGAGAGGCTATGGCCAATCCTCAGCCTTCTAACATACAGGCTTTTTTACCTAAAGATAAAATATCAGGAGAAAACTAAATGAGTAAAAACAAAGATAAAAAGATTTGGAAAACAAAAAAAGAATTTAACAAGTGGATGGACGCCTATGAGTATCAATGTATTCATGGTCCTGCTCGCTTGCACCAACTAGACGAGGCTGTAAATAAACTCGTTGAACAATGTTGCTTGACTTACGCTCAGGCATTTGATAGAGTATACACTATCGACGTACTAAAAGAATTAGGATACCTAGATAAGAACTTCAAAGCAGATGGAGAGATTATAACTATGGAGTCCGCAATAGCAGAGATAGATAACAAATATACATTGATGGTTGAAAAACCTACTGATAACATACTACTTAACACTGAAGGAGAATAAAGTTATGGCATTACGAGACAAATTTATGGAAGAAGTTCCAACAGAAGGTATGGATATGACTCCAGCACCTACCGCAGATGAAGCAGAGATGGAAGCAAAGATGAATGAAGCAGACGCTGCATTCGAAGAAACTATGGATGCTGGTAATCCATCAGGTGACTTTACTGCTGCTGGTATCAACATTCTTATTGACAAGGTGAATGATACTCTAGCATTGTTTGGCGAAACAGAAGAGATCGCCAGCGTAGAAGAAGATGGTGTATTCCCTACAGAACTAACCAAAGCAATCTCTATGATTGAACGTGCTGCTATTGACTCAGGTGTGTCTGATGACGACATGGGCTTGGGTGAATTACAAAACGATGGTGATCTAAAGATGCTTGCTGGTAAAGTTGCGGCACTCTCTAAGAACCAAAACTTAAAAACTTTTTTAAAGACTCAAGGCACAGATATGAATGCTGCTTTGATTGTTGGTATTGAAACACCAGCCGCTGGATCTATGGATCAAGCACCCCCTAGTCCTCAAGGTCCTCCAGCAATGGATGAAGAAGAGATGACTAAACTATTTAACTCAAGAATGTAATTAAAGGAGACAAACTTATGAGCGATAATATCGAAACACCCACGTCTACGGACGGGACTTCAAATTTCCAATCCTACAAAGAAGACGCAGTCGGACGTGCAATGGATACAATCATTAAAGAAAAAGGAGAACAAGCATATGACACGAACACGGAAGGTCAAAGAACACAGGCAACCACCGCTGGGACTAATAGTACTACCAGCAACGAAGGGGCTTCGTTCAGCGAGTTTGCCCAAACGGAAATCAACAACCCAAACTTCACCCAAGACCAAACCCACAAGGGATTGGACTACAACAAAATAACATCTGAACTACCAGATGATGCACAGAAATTACTTGCGAATATGCGATCAGATTACACTAGAAAGACGCAGGAACTTGCAAGAGAACGTAAGGCACTAGAGGCACAACAAGCAGCCCTTGTTAACTCAGAATTTGCCAAGAATATAAAAGAAAAAGCAGAGGCTGAAGTAGCCTTTGATCCGTTCGATGATGCTTCTGTGCAAGCAAAGATAGAACAAGAGGTGGCTAGACGCATGCAAGAAATGCTCAACCCACTACAGAAACAATACGAATTACAGCAAAACCAAATGGAACTTGATAAATTCAAGTCAGCCAATCCTGATCTTATGACTTATAAGAAGGACGTTGCCAAGTTGCTTTTGCAAAACGAAAACCTAAGTCTTCAACAAGCCTACTTTATTGTAAAGGGGCAGAAGCAGAATGAGAAATCTAGACAACTAGAGGAGGAACTATCATCATACAAGTCACAAGCGAAAGAGTACGGGCTGATGATTGGTGGAACTTCTAGACCTAGCAAGGCTCCTTCTGTGCCGCAGGCTGTTAAAGACCAAGGAGCCTACGCTGTTTATCAGTGGCTGGCTGCAAACAAATCTAAATAACCCCCCTTGTGGATAAGGTAATTTAGTCAGACCTCGTAAGAGATACCTGCTAAATAAAAACTTAATAAATTTAAGCCAATAAATTTCAAATAATATGGAGGAAAATACAATGGCTATATCAAATGATATTCTCTCGTCAACCCTTCGAATCCTTAAGGATGAGGAAGTTGACAACTTATACAAAGCCACTCCTTTGCTTGATAGCATTAGAAAGCAAGGTGGGGTAGAAACAGTAGATGGTGGATCTAAATTAGATCGTCCGATGATTTTGGCGGAACACTCTACTATAACTCAACTAAGTTCGGGTTATGAACCTATTAACCTAAGTGCTAGTGATGTTCTTCGTCACCAGTCTTACGAATTCCAAAACGCAACTATTCCAATCATCATCACTAAGGTTGAAGAGATGGCTAACAAAGGTCCTCGTGCCTTGGTTGACGTCGCTCAGGCTCGTATGAAGGCTGCAATGGGCCAGTTCAAACGTGAGTTTGAAAAGGCATTGGTTGCTGCATCATCTACAGTGTTGACAAACTTGTCTTCATTGAACGGTGTTGCTCAGGCTGCTAACGGCTTTTTCGAAAACAGTCTGTTTGGATCACAAACAAATACTATTGGTGGTATTGCTAAACAATCTTTTCCAGAAGACTTTCAACATCAATATGGTGCTGTACTTGCTATCACTGCTGGTGGTACTGAGACTATTGATGCTTTGACTGAAGTTTATGTCGATGCTCAACTCAGAACTCCTGATGGAAGTTCACCAAACTTGATCCTTTGCTCTCCTGATTTTTTCAAGAAGTACAAGGCTCAACTCTATAACAATCAACGTTTCGTTGATGCTGGAACCTTAGACGGTGGTGGAATGCAACTTGCTTTTCACGGTGCTGCTTTGATTCCTTCACCTGTTATGGTTACATTGAACGCTGGTCAACTAACAGATGCTTCGGGTGGTACTTCTGGGAACGCTCAATACATTGCTTCTTACATTCTGAATACTAAATACATTAAGTTGGTTTATGATTCTGACGGTGAGTTTGAAATGACAGACTTTATGGATGCGACAGGTTATGCCTCTCGTTATGCATACATCTTTTGTAGAATGCAGATGGTCGTAGATCACCTTGCTTCTCAAGGAATTATAACCATTGAACAAACACTATAGGAGGAATAAACAATGAGTAGTTCAGATTACATACAGAAAGTTTTCTCAGCAGATGAGATTGCTAGTTCGGTTGATTTAGGTCAATCAAGTACACAAGATTCAAACAGAAATCAAGTAGAGATTTTTGTTGCCTCAGAGAATATTGCCGCTGGTGACTTGGTCTCTTTGGATTTAGCAAGAGCAAACAACGGACTTCGTTTGTTGAGTGTTAAAGTTGCAGACGCTACAGATGCATGCCCCGTGGGTGTCGCTGTTACTGCTGCTACTGCTAATGATAAAGTAGAAATAGTTATCAAAGGTATTGTAGAAGAAGCAAAAACTAAAGGTGATGTTGTTAATATCGCTGTTGGTGATGGCTTGTACTGCAACACCGCTGGTAAGTTGCATGCCCAAAAGGTTGCTGAAGGTGGTTCTGCCACATTCAACACCAAGGCCCCTGCTGCTGTCGCTCTAGAAGCACAATCTGCTGATGGAACTTCACGTGTATACATTATCAAAAACTTCTAAGTTATTTTATATAATTTAGATTATAGAGGCGGGGACTTCGGTCCCCCCTTTCTTAAAACATTGAGGAGAAACAATAAATGAATTTTAAAGATATGAGAAATTACGTCAGTAATATACTTGATTATAATCCCGATGTGGATGTTTACCGTACTGAAGTAAACAATGTGCTTAACCAAGTTTACGTTACCCACTTTACTGAAAGACCTTGGGAATACGCACAGAGAGAATACGACATAGAGATCTTAGCAGATCAAAACTTTACAGGTAACGTATGGACGAGAGGGGTGAAAGTAAATCCTAATTCGTCACAAGGCACATATGGTCCTTTCATGACCTTCGAAGCCACATCCACTG